ACATGAGGGCAGTATAGTTGGCTGACTTAAGTGAAACCGCTGCATTTCCATTCGTCTGTGAAGGTGGATTAGTTCTTAACCAATCTACGTTTATAATGAAACCCGGACAGGCTTTGGAGCTAGAAAACTTTGAACCTGACATTGATGGTGGGTACAAAAGGATAAACGGTTTTAGCAAGTACGTATCTGCAGTTGTTCCTTTTACATCAAGCAGTGGTGAAGAAGTTCTTATGGTTGCATCATTTGCCGACAAGGTTGTGGCAGCTAGAGGTACAAGCATATACCAAGCTACTCCTGCAGGATCATCTTGGACAAGCATAGATAGTGGCAGAACAAGTGCTACTAAATACAGCTTTGAACGATTTAACTTTGATGGCAACGACAAACTAATAGTTGTGGATGGTGCAAATGCACCTACCGTGTTTAACACATCATTTAGTGCAACAGACGTAAGTACAAGTTCTGTATCAGGCTCTAAATTTGTAGTTGCATTTAAAAACCACATGTTCTACGCAGGTAAATCAACAACTAAACAAGAAGTCGTATTCAGTGAACCTTTTGATGAAGATGGTTTTGACGCTTCAGATGGTGCAGGTAGCATCAAGGTCGATGACACAATCGTAGGACTTAAGGTTTTCCGTGATAATTTATTTATCTTTTGTGAAAACAGAATATTTAAACTAGGTGGTAGTTCATCTAGTGACTTTGCTGTTGTACCAGTTACAAGAAACATCGGGTGTATAAATGGTAACACTATTCAGGAATTTGCTGGTGACCTTATCTTTCTTGGTCCTGATGGCTTGCGTACCATCGCAGGTACAGCTAGGATCGGTGACGTGGAGTTGGGAACTATAAGTTCTAATGTGCAACCTTTGTTTGATAGACAGATAGCTAACTCTACAAAGTTTGAGTCTTTGGTTATACCTGACAAGACACAATACAGAATATTTTTTACACAAGACAACGTAGCCGAAAATGGTACTACAGGTGTTATCTGTGTTATGAAAGGTCAAACGTTTGAGTTCTCTAAAGTAAAAGGAATCAAGCCAACTTGTACAGATACGTTTGTAGATGATGGAGATGTTATTGCTCTTCACGGATCAATATCAGGTTTTATTCAAAGACAAGAACAGGGCAGTGATTTTGATGGGGTAGCAATAAATGGAAAGTATCGTAGTCCAGACCTTACAATGAACGATCCGGGAATACGTAAGCACATGCAGAAAGTTGTAATTAACTACGCACCTGAATCAACTATTGATGCAGATTTGTTTGTTAGATATGATTACGAAAGTGCGGCATCCACTAGACCAGCAGCATACCCTCTTGATTCAGCAGAAGTGGCAATACTTTATGGTTCATCAACTTACGGAACAGGGGTTTATGGAGGCCCTTCCCAACCACTTGTTAGACAGGCAGTTGAAGGTTCAGGATTTGCAGTAGCATTAAGAGTTAACGATGGAGGTACTACTGCACCCTATTCAATAAAAGGATTTCAGTTAGAATACCAATTAGGAGCAAGACGTTAAATGGGAGCAACATACACTAGACAGTCTACGTATACTGACGGTGATACAATCACTGCGGCACATACCAATGACGAGTTTGATCAATTACTAGCGGCATTTGCAACAAGCACAGGACATACCCACGATGGTACGACTGCAGAAGGTGGACCTATAACTAAGTTATTAGGTAACACACTTACGTTTGGAGCAGGCACAGCAGGCACAGATATAACTATTACATACGATGGCGAAACCAACGATGGTGTAATGAAATGGATGGAAGACGAGGACTATTTTGAATTTAGTGACGACATACTTATTGCTTCTACAGAAAAGCTACAATTTAGAGACACAGCAATATACATCAATTCAAGTNCAGACGGACAACTCGACCTCGTAGCTGACACAGAAATACAGATAGCATCCACGACTATTGATATGAATGGTGCAGTGGATATATCAGGTAACTTAGGAGTTGGTGGCAACCTTACTGTAACAGGTACAACCACATTCAACGGTGGCACACTTACTCTTGGCGATGCTAACACAGATAACATTGTGTTTGGTGGCGAGATAGATTCTGACATTATACCTGACGATGATGACACTCACGACTTAGGATCAGCTAGTAAGCAGTGGAAAGACATATATATTGATGGTGTTGCTTATCTAGATTCAATAGATTTAAATGGTACAACAATTACATCTACTGCCGCCGAGTTAAACATTCTTGACGGTGTAACCTCTACTGCAGCTGAGTTAAATGCTTTGGATGGCATTACAGCAGTCGTAGGTGAACTTAACGCACTAGACATAGGTAGTACTGCTATTGGTACTGCTGTTGCTTCTAAGGCAGTCATACTAGATGCTAATAAAGACTACACAGGAATAAGAAATCTTACACTAGCAGGTGACTTGACCATATCAGGTGATGATTTGACTATGGCTACTAACACAGCAGGTGCTTTACTTATAGCTGATGGTACAAACTTTAATCCTACAGCAGTGGGTGACTTATCTGAAATTTCTACAGTAGCTAACGATGATGTATTCCTAGCAGTAGACACTTCAGGTGGTGGTCTTAAAAAGATTACTAGAAGTGCAGTCGTTGCAGGTCTTGCTACATCAAGTGCTATATCAAACTTATCAGAAGACAGCACTCCACAATTAGGTGGCAACCTAGATTTAAATGGTAATGATATTGTTACTACATCAAATGCTACATTAGACCTTGCACCAAACGGAACAGGTACAGTCGTTATCAGAGGTAATACAAATTCTGGTGCAATAGTATTTAACTGTGAATCTAACTCACATGGACAAACAGTTATTGCTCAACCACATTCTGCAAGTGTAACAAACACTATGTTACTTCCAGCAGGTGCTAACTCAACTCTTGTATCTCTTGTATCAACAGACACACTAACAAACAAAACACTTACAAGTCCTAAAATTAATGAAGATGTAGCTGTAACATCCACAGCAACAGAACTTAATCTTCTTGATGGTGTTACAGCCACAACAGCAGAGTTAAACATTTTAGATGGTGTTACGTCAACTGCTGCTGAACTAAACATACTAGATGGAGTTACATCAACTGCGGCAGAACTAAATGCCTTAGACGGTATAACAGCAGTAGTAGGAGAACTTAATGCTCTTGACTTAGGTGCGACAGCAGTAGGTACAGCGATTGCATCAAAAGCAGTTATATTAGATTCAAACAAAGATTACACAGGTATAAGAAACTTTACTGTAAGTGGTGAGTTAGATGCTGCAACAGGAGATTTCTCTGGTGATGTTGATGTAGATGGTACGTTAGAAGCAGATGCAATCACGATTGGTGGTACTGCTGTAGCTTCTATTTTCAGTCCTATTGCAGGTGGTACAGGCATACTTACAACAGGTGCATTAGATGCAGGGTCAATTACAAGTGGGTTTGGTACTATTGATAATGGTGCAAGTACAATAACAACAACTGGAGTTATCACAGGTGGTACACTAGAAGCCACAACGGATACAGCAGCAGGTGATAATGCAGCGATTGGTTACACAGCAGGTGAAGGATTAATACTTACAGGTCAGGGTTCAACTTCAGATGTAACCATTAAGAATGATGCAGATGCCACAGTCGCTTCTATTGCAACTGGAACAACTGTTTTTACAATGGCAGATGATGTATTTGTTACTGGCAGAGCTGCAGGAACTATGACAACAGATAATGATGGAAGTCTTGATTTAGCTGTAAGTAATAACTTCAAAGTGACTACAGGAGGAGATTTAACATTAACTCTTACAAATCCTGCTATTGGTCAGTCAGGTAACATATTGTTTATTAATGCAAGTAATCATACAATATCAGCACACGCATCTATATTGATTAATGCAGATGTATTAACTGCCATATCAGCAAGTGGTAGTTATCATCTAACATATTATGCAACAGCGACTAGTGGTAACAATACCATACTAGTGTCAGCTTCAGCCATACTAACATAGGGAACAAGTATGAGTTTAATAGCAAATGGTGCAGGAGAAAGTGCCGCTTCTAATTTTTACAGTGGAGCAGTTAGCAGTTCTATAAGGATGCAGAATGCTAGGTTAACTGAAACTCCGGGTGCTACTGGCAATGATAAAAAATGGACTTTTAGTGCGTGGATAAAAAGAGGAAATTTAGGAGCTTCATATATATTTGCAGGTACTCCTCACGGTGGTTATAATGGTATTGCTGCTATATATTTTAATGCTGCTGATCAATTACATACATATTATGATACGTCTGGTGCTAATCCTTACGGAGCAGTTGGTCCTCGTTTATATAGGGATACTTCTTCTTGGTATCATCTTGTTTGGGCAGTTGATGCAGCAAATACTGTTCATAAAATATGGATAAACAACGAGCTTGTTTCCACAGACACAGGTAAGTACCCACCTAATTATAACTATGGTATTAACAGAAGTGGTTCTGAAATGGTTATTGGAGATGGTTCTTGGGATAGCTACGGAAGTACAGATTTTAATGGTTATATGGCAGAAATTAATCATTGTGATGGTCAATATCTTGAACCAGATTCCTTTGGAGAGACGAAGAATGGGGTTTGGATTCCTTTAAAAGACCCTAGTTTAACTTACGGTACTAATGGTTTTAGATTACAGTTTTTGCAAACAGGCACTAGTGCTAACTCAAGTGGTATAGGTGCTGATACAAGTGGTCAAGCTAATCATTTTGCAGTTACTGCTTTAGCTGCTTCTGACGTTGTGCCTGACTCGCCAGAAAATAACTTCTGCACCCTTAACTCTGTAGGCAGAAGATATGGACATTCTTATAGTGGTACTTTTAGTGAAGGTAATTTAAAATTTGCAAGTTCAGGAAATTCTTCAATGGCTTTTGGAACTATGGCTATTAATGAAATAGCATCTCAAGGTGGTGTTTATTTTGAAATAAGACTAGATTCTCAAGATGTATCTAGAACTTATGTTGGTGTTATTGGTGATAATGGTGTTAACAATAAAAACTCAGGTTCAAATAATGCTTCATATTCATTACCAATCAAAGGTTTGCTAAGACCATCAGCACCTGATGGGTCTATGGCAGCGTATTTTGGAACGAGTACTAGTGCTTCTATGAATTTAAGTTCACATAATAGTAATTATAGTAATGGTGACGTAGTGGGAGTAGCAATTTTATCTGATGGAAAAACTTTCTTTCATAAAAATGGAACATATTTAGATGATTCTAGTGGTAATGTTGGTAATCCTTCAACTGGTGCAAATCCACTTGGAACTTTAGATTTAACTTTAGGGGATTGGGTTGCACATGTAGGATATAACTCTACTTTTAGTATAAATTTTGGGCAAGATGGTACTTTTAGTGGTCAAGAAACAAGTGGTGGCAATCAAGATGGAAATGGCATAGGTGACTTTATGTTCGCTGTGCCAACTAACTGTTTTGCTATTTGCTCAAGCAATATGGCAGAACCAACCATAGGTCCTAATTCAGATACACAAGCTGATGATTATTTTAATACAGTTCTTTATACTGGTAATGGTGGAACAGGTCATGCTATATCAGGTGTTGGATTTCAGCCAGATTGGACTTGGATAAAAGGAA